ATTCAGTAATATGGGTAACGCACTTGACAACTTTGTTGATACTGGTAAACTTAAGTTTGGTGACTTTGCTAAATCTGTCATCGCTGACCTTGCTAAGATTGCATTGAAGGCTGCGGTTACTAAGTTATTTACAATGATTGGTGGAGCAATCCTTGGTAAAGCGGCAGGTGGTCCTGTTATGGCAAACAAGCCATATGTCGTTGGTGAGCAAGGTCCAGAACTATTTGTACCTAACAGTGCTGGTTCTATTATGACTAATGCATCAATGAATAAGAATGCAGGTGCTGATTCTGGAATGGGTGCAACAGTTACTAACAATTATATCACTAACAACATTAGCGCAATTGACAGTCGTTCAGTAGCACAAATGTTTGTTGAGAATCGCAAGTCTTTACTTGGAGCATCAATGATGGCTCGTAAAGAAATGCCATACGGAGGTTAATAGGAACAATTATGTCAGGATTACAAACAATAATTGACAGATGCAATGGATTGAATATTGACCGTCGTAAGATGGTTGGTATTCAGTACACTCGCAACGAGTCACCAAGAACAAGTCAAACTCCAACATTTAACCCTTGGCGTTTTGTGTTAGATATGCCTTCAAGTTTGCGTTACTATCAAGCAAGAGCATTGCTAGAACAACTTGATACATTAGACCGTAATACACCACAAGTTGTGACATTCGGTAACAACCCTTGCTTATCTTGGATATTCAAATATCAAGGTAGTTTAAGCACTACGCAAGTCAATACTATGACAGTTCAAAGTTTTGTCGGAAATCAATTAGTATTGACTAATCTTCCAGCAATTAGTGCAACTCGTGTATTATTTGAACCAAATGATTTGATACAGATTGGTAATTATACATTCCCGTTCACAAGCACTACGCAAGTAACAAGAGGAAATGATGCAACTGTTACTGTAACGACTAATAGACCCAACATTATTACAGGAGTCGTAGCAGGAGAAAACATTATTGCAGGTAATGCGTGTAGTTTTTATATGTTCTGCCCTAATATGCCTACTTACAAGTTAGTACCGGGTGGTGCAGCAAGAGAAAATGGTGTAACAATCAATAACGCATTAATTGAATTCAGTGACTCATTCAACTTGTATGAATGGGTTGCAACAGCATAAGGAACAAATGAATGGATAATATCCCAGAAGTAGCAAATAGCCCGCCCAGTATTAATACTGCGGAGTTTGTGAAGTTAACAATTTATAACGAGTATGGAAACATTGCAAATGTCACTGTTCATACTTTCAGTACTGCTTACAGTAATGTAGTCATTGACGGTACAACTTACTTACCACTTGGTGGTTTGTTATCAGTTGGTACTCAGCCAAGAGACTTGCGTGTTACATCAGCAGATACAAGTATGGCATTGTCAGGCATCAGCGGAAACAATATCGCAATTGTATTAGGTACTAAACTAAAGGGCAGCAAGTTAGAAATCATTCGCGGATTCTATGATGCTAACTATATTCTAACAAATACATATCCTAGATTTACAGGCATTGTTACTAGTTACGGTATTGCAGAAGACTTAGAAACTAACTTCAATGGTCCTACTGATAACTTTGTTGTTTCAGTTAACGCAAGTAGTTATAAGACTGTTCTTGAGAATCGTATTGCGGGTCGTAAGACAAACAAAAGTAGTTGGCAAGTATTCAACTCAACAGATAGTTCTATGAACAATGTTTATAGTATTGCTGACCAGACATTTGACTTTGGTATGGATGCTAAGAAGAAAGCAGCATCAAGTTCAAGTAGCACTGGTGGATTTGGTGGCGGAGGCGGTGGTCGTGACGCTGGCTTTATGCGTGATGTGAACCAGTACTAATGAAAATACGACACGCAAACAAGTTTGACTTCCCAGAAATCTTAGAAATGTTACATCGTTTCAAGTTAAAGGGGCCAACAACAATAAGCAATAACTTCAGTAACAGTGACTATGTTGCTACTGTGTACGCTCACATAATGGCAGGTCGTGGACTTGCATTAGTTGCTGAGAAAGACGGTAAACTAGCAGGGATACTGATTGGTATGATTGACTCATTAATTTGGGACCCAGACACAAGAGTATTGCGAGAAATCGTATACTGGGTTGACGAAGAATATCGTGGTTCAACTGCTGGTTACAGATTACTTGCACAGTATGTAAAAGAGAGTGATGAGATGGTAGACAACGGTAGAATCACTGCTTACAGTATGGTCAAGATGGTTAATTCACCTGACTTAAAGTTTGAGAAGTTTGGATTCAAGAAGACCGAAGAAGTCTGGGTAGCAGGAGTATAATATGGCAATTTTTACAGCAATCGTCGCTGCAATCGGTCTTACTGGCATCGCTGCCGCAGTTGCATCCACTGTGCTTACTGTTGCAGCATCTTTTGTTGTTAGTAAACTCATTGCACCAAGAGGCAAAAGTGGAAACACACAGCAAGAAGATGCAGTAACTGGTTCAAGAGTTCAGTTGCCACCAGCAACTAACAACAAACTCCCAGTAGTATACGGTACTGCATTCGTTGGTGGAAGTATCACAGACGCTAAGATTAGTACAGACTTACAGACAATGTGGTACTGTCTTTCAATCGCAGAAGTTACTAATACAATGCCGGGCGATATTCCTGACTCAATTACATTTGACCAACTCTATTATGATGGTAAGTTAGTTACGCTTAGCGGCGCACAAGTTACCTCATTGTCAACAAACACTGCTGGTGGTGCAGAGGTTGACACTAAGATTAATGGTAATCTGTTTATGTATTTGTTCCCTAATGGTTCAAGTTCAGGCACAAACACAGGTGGGCTAAGTGCAATTGACATTATGAGCGATGCAGCGATTCCATTAGACCAAAGATGGAATCAAGGTATCTATACAGCAGGTGGTCAAAGTGCAGCAATGACTAACACTGCGTTTGTTATTGTTAAAGTAATCTACAATTCAGATGCCGGTACAACTTCATTAGGTGCTGTTACTGCTAAGATTACAAACAGCAGAACAAAGCCCGGTGACTGTATCAAAGACTATTTGTTAAGTGATAGGTATGGTTGTGCTGTGCCTCTTGCAGGTATTAACACAGCAAGTTTAACTGCGCTAAACGATTATAGTGACAAGCCTATCATTTACACTCCAATGGGGGGAGGCCCAACTACCACACAAGTTCGCTATCGCTTCAACGGCCCGTTAGACACTACTCAAAACTGTCTTGCTAACTTACAAGATATGGTGGATGCGTGTGATAGTTGGATGCAATATAGTGAGTTGACTGGACAATGGAAAGTTGTCATCAACAAAGCGTATGATGAGACTCCAGATGCTGTTACATTCAATGATTTGTATAGTGTTACAAGCAACAACTTGACAAGCGGTATTCAAGTAAATCCAACTGATTTAAATCAGACATTCAATCAGGTAGAGTATCAGTATCCTAACACGAACATTAAGGACCAGTTAGACTTTATCTTTATCTCATTGCAAGATGACTTACATTGCTTATTGAGTGAGAACGAGCCAATTAACAAACTAGGTCTTAAGAACGACTTAGTTAACAACTATGTTCAGGCTAAGTTTATTGCTATTCGTAGACTCTTGCAGGGTCGTGAAGACTTAATCATCACTTTACAAACTGATTATTCAGGCATTCAAGTAGAAGCAGGTGATGTAATTAGAGTTACCAATGAAACATATGGCTGGACGGACAAACTGTTTCGTGTAAGCAATGTTATTGAAGAAAAAGACGCTGAGGGCAATCTATTTGCAAAGTTGACTGGCTTTGAATACAACGGAAACATTTATGATGACGACCTTGATATCACTGATTTCATTCCAGCAGATAACACAGGATTGCAGGATCCTAACATTATTGCAGTACCAGATACTCCGATTGTTGCAGCAAATGCCTCTGGTACGCTTAACTTCTTAAACGTTAGTGCTAATGTACCTAATGTTGGGTTGACAATGAATCTTGACTTTAACTATGGTTTTGATAGTAATACTGCAAATCACTTGTATTATACAACTGTTAACTATAGCAATGGTGCACCTCTAATACCAAATAGCAACTATACAATTAATGTCAATGATATTGAACAGAGTGGTAATATCTTTTGGTCTACTACTGCACGAAATAGAACTGTAGGTGTTCAATCACTGTCAAGTGCTGCTATATTTTGGCCAGGGGCTAATGTTACTACTTCTATATCGCAATCAGCGTGTAATGCCAATTCTACTGGTACTTTAGTAACAACAGATCCAATTGTTAACTTGCAAACTGGTGGTATCATTAGTATTACTTCAGGTACTGGTAATGTTGCTGCTAATACAATAGTTTCAAGCGTATTAAGCAACACTCAATTTACTGTCAATCCTGCCCCACTCATAGCGTTGAGCAATGCTTGTATCACTATTAACACTGGTGGTATTACTGGTAATGAGATTCAGGGAAACACTATTACTGGCAATAATATAACTGCTAATACGATTACATTAACTAATTTAGATAAGAATCTATCAGTAAGTCAAGGATTTGGTGGTAATAACTTTAGTATTTCAGGTGGTGCTAATATCACTATGCCAGTCAGTGTTACGAGTACTAGCACTCGTAACATACCAGTAATTGTTCCAGGTACAACAGTAGCAGCAACTAACTATTATCCCTGGTATCAAGGTACATCTAACATAAACCCCGGTTCTAGTGGTAATAATTACTACGGTGCAAGTAGTACATCAAGTTGGAATCCTGTCGGTGCAAGTATTCTTACTATCAATGATGGAGAAGACAACTGGTATAAAGTATTATTTGATGATTTTCCACTAGGAACAATTCCTTCAAATATGACTTATAATGCAA